ATATCGATTTGGGTTTCGGTGTGTGGTTGAAGAAAGAACGTATTCGTATGTTTGGCATTGACACACCAGAAAGTCGTACAAGGGATTTAGACGAAAAGAAATATGGATTGATGGCAAAGGATTATATCACTAGATTGTTAGATGACGAAGGTGGTATTGTTCTTAAAACACATAAGGATGCAGAAGGTAAGTACGGACGTATTCTTGGGGAGTTATGGAGAACAACTGACTTCGCAGATACATCAATCAATGACTTAATGATTAAAAATCACCATGCAGTTTCATATCATGGTCAATCGAAAGACGATATCGCAGAACAGCATATTGTTAATCGTGGGTTGGTGAGTTCCTTATAAATAACTGTAGGAGAAAACTATGGCAGTATCAATCAGCAGAAGTACGAATATTTTCAAGGATATTAGTTTATCTTTTGCAAGGCATCCTATTACTGGTGACATTGCTAAGTTGTCTGATGTTGATGCAGTTAAGAGAAGCGTAAGAAATCTCATCAATACAAATTTTTATGAAAGACCGTTTCACCCAGAGATTGGTTCAGACATTAGAGCAACTTTGTTTGAACCTGTCTCACCTTCAACAGCAAATCTTCTTGCAAGAAGAGTTGAAGAGTGTATAGTAAATTTTGAACCAAGAGCAGAGTTATCAAATGTTATCGTAACAGGAGATATTGATCAGAACAGGTACAATGTCACTATTGAATTTTATATAGAGAACAGTCCAGTAGAACAACAGACATTAGATATTCATTTGGATAGATTAAGGTAAGAGAGCGTACAATGGCAACTAAACTACAAGTCACTGAGTTGGACTTTGATGATATCAAAACTAACTTAAAGACATACATGAAAAACCAAACAGAGTTTACGGACTATGATTTTGAAGGTTCGGGACTTTCTACTATTATTGATTTGCTTGCATACAATACTCATTATCTAGCAATGAATGCAAACATGGCAGTCAACGAAGCATTCTTAGATACTGCGACTCTACGTTCTTCAGTCGTATCCCATGCAAAGACTTTAGGTTATACTCCACGTTCTGCTCGAACTGCTGTTGCATATGTAGACGTAACACTTAATTCATTTACTGGAAGTTCAGCAACGATTGCAAAGGGAACTAAGTTTACTACACAGATTGATGGTTCTACATATGGGTTTGTAGTTAACGAAGCACAAACAGTTGCTCCTATCAATGGGGTTACACGATTTGTTAATCTTCCTATCTATGAAGGTTCTCTTGTTACAGCAAAGTATACTGTTGACAATGCAAACCTAGATAAGAAGTATATGGTAACAGATGCTCGTGCAGACACAACTACATTAAAAGTTTCAATTCAGAATTCTAATTCAGATGTTTTCACTACAACTTATACTCTTGCAAAAGATATATCAGAAGTTAAAGCTTCATCTAATGTTTACTTCCTACAAGAAGTTGCAGACGGAAAGTTTGAAGTTTACTTTGGTGATGGTGTTATAGGAACAAAACCATCTGATGGTAATATTGTAATCCTAGAATATATTGTTACGAATAAAGGTAAAGCAAACGGTGCAACTGTATTCAGTGGAACTTCCGTTTCTGGTGAGACTGATATTTCAATCTCCACATTAGTTAGAGCAACTGGTGGTGCAGAAGCAGAGACAATGGAATCAATAAAATTTAATGCTCCTCTTGATTATTCTTCACAGGGTAGAGCAGTAACAACACAAGATTATAAAACAATCGTACCGCAAGTTTATGCAGACACAGACGCAATCCAAGTTTGGGGTGGTGAAGATAATAACCCTCCACGTTATGGGCAAGTATATCTTGCGATTAAAACAAAGTCTGGTATCACATTAACACAAGCACAAAAAGATAGTATTGTTAAACTATTGGATGGATATAATATTGCATCTGTTAGACCTACAATTGTTGACCCAGAAACTACAAAGTTGAGATTAACATCAACTGTTAAGTATGATGCCAAGTCTACAACAAAGACAGCAACAACAATAGGAACAAATGTTATAACAACATTGACAAACTATAATAAATCTGACTTAGCACAGTTCGATGGTATCTTTAGATTTTCAAAACTTTCACGTTTGATTGACGCAACAGATAGTTCTATTCTTTCTAACATTACAACATTGAAAATATCAAAAACAATTAATCCAGTATTAAATACTCCGTCACAATATATTTTAGATTTTTCTAATGCATTGTATAATCCACATTCTGGACATAACTCGCTTATGGGAGGCATCGTTTCTTCAACAGGATTTACAATAAGTGGAAACTCAAATACAGTATACTTAGATGATGATGGTGCTGGTAACATTCGTACATATTATAATGTTGGTGGTACTACAAGAACATATGTGGGAGATGCAGTTGGAACTATTAATTATTCTACAGGACTAATTACTCTACCCTCTCTAACTATTACATCAACTGTAAATACAAATAGTATTGAAATTATAACACAACCAAAGTCGAATGATATTGTTCCTGTTAGAAACCAACTAGTGGAAATTGATTTTGCAAATTCAACGGTAACTGCTGAAGTAGATACAATCGAGTCTGGCGGTTCTTCTGCTGGAACTGGATATACCACTACTTCTTCTTATTAGGAATTAATAGATGTCGGGTACACCTACATTACAGAATAAGGTATCTCCTCATATTGAGTCACAACTTCCAGACTTTGTTCGGGAAGATCACGCACTCTTTTCTTTATTCTTAAAATATTATTATGAATTCTTAGAAGCAGGAGAACTTACTCTTACTGGTTCTAATGACTTTCTTGTAGAGGAAACTCTTACAAAGAACTTTGTCTTAGATGAGACAGGTGAGAATATTGTCCTTGAAGAGTCTGTGGGTAAGTTTGTTGCTGGTGAAACAATCACTGGTTCAATAACTAACGCAACTGCTCGTGTTCTTGTAGATGACTTTGACGGTAACAATAGATTGTTCATCACATCTCAACAATTGTTTGAGACAGGTGAAACAATCACTGGTAGCACATCTGGTGCATCATCAACTGTTTCATCATATCGTGCAAACCCTGTACAAAACATCCAACAACTTCTTGAGTACGCAGATGTTGATAATACAGTATATTCATTCTTAGATAAATTTAGAGACTCCTTTATGGAGGCAATGCCCAACACGGTTGCAGACGGTTTATCAAAAAGAAAACTAATTAAAAACATTAAAGACATGTACGCTGCAAAGGGTACAGAAAAGGGACACAAATTATTCTTCCGTATTCTCTTTGATGAAGAAGCAACTATTGCTTATCCTAGAGATAATCTATTACGCCCATCTGACGGTAAGTGGACTACAGATAAAGTTATTCGTATTGTTGAAACTGGAACTTCAGATTTCAATAATGCAATCGGTGAAACAATCACTGGTGAAACATCTGGTGCGACAGCAATCATTGCAACTGTTATTAAGTTTAGAGAAGGCGCAACTCAGATTGCTGAATTGAATCTAGATGCGAACTCTGTTACTGGAACATTCCAATCTGGTGAATCTGGAACTACAATTGATACTGGATTAGATTTAGAAATCTCTGGTATTATCAAATCCATTGTTGTTGAAGGAACTGTTTCAACTGGTGGTGCTTATTATTCTACAAGTGACCCTGTTCGTGTAACTGGTGGTTCTGGAAACAATGCAGCAACTGCTCGTGTTGAATCTGCTGGTGCTGGTTCTATTGATGAAATATTAATTGAGAATGGTGGTACAGGATATAGTGCTGGTGAAGAACTTAGATTTAATGTAGACAACACTGAAGGTAAAGATGTTCGTGCAAGGATTTCTGTAGTTGGTGGTGGATTAAATCTAGAACAATCAACTGCTCCAGACCATTTTATAAGTGAAGATGGTGAGTCTATTATAACAGAAGATAGGTTCTATGTCAACCAAGAAGAAACTGTTGGTGAACTAGATCATCTTGTAATGGAAGATGGTGGACAGATTGTAATCGAAGCACAAACCTTTACTGATTTGGGTGTTGCATCTGAAGCTGGTGAGATTACTAAGATTGAAATGGTTAATAAAGGTAATGGGTTTTTAACTCTACCTTTAGTTTCTGATAGTGCAACTACAAGTGGTACTGGTTCAAGTCTATTTTCTGCATCAACACAAACTCCAATGGTTGGACACATTGAGGGAATCTCAATTACTAACTTTGGTTTAGATTATGCATCTGCTCCAAACTTTACACTCAATAGAAATATATTAGTTAAGAATGTATCTGGTTCTTTTACTGCTGGTGATACACTAGTAAGTCATAATGGTGTGGTTGTAAACTTCAACCCAACAACAAATATTTTGGAACTTGATACTACTGTAGATTTTAATAAGGATGACCCAATACAATCTATTACTGGTGCAACTGCAACAGTATTCCAATCTACACATGCAGAAGCAACATCAACAATTGGAACAGTTGGACAAACCGTTGGTAGTTTTATAAACGACCAAGGTAAGGTGTCTGAATCTGAAATGAAAGTTCAAGACTCATTCTATTATCAAGACTATTCTTATGTGGTTCGTATTGGACAATCAATCAATGAGTGGAGAGAGTCGGTAAGACGTTCTGTTCACCCTGCTGGTTGGAATGTATTTGGAGAAGTTTCATTCTCAACATTAGTGTCTGCAACAATTCAAACTCCAACTGCTGGTTCAATTGGTGATTACTATGGAGATGATACATACTCACCAGAACTTGCATCTACATTCACTAACCTATTCACTACAATATTTGGTAGACGTTTAGGTACTATAAATGATTCGACTGCAAGAGTCAATGCTGGTGTGGGAGTTGCATTATCTTCTGACTTGACAAGTGGGCAAAGAGATGTTACACTGACTAGAGATTATACAGTTGTTCTAAGAACTAATAGGGGTTCTCATAACTCTGGTAATAGATTATCAAATCTTCCTAAGTATGCATTTGCAGTTCCACCAATCGGGACTTCAGAAACTATACCAAACTATCCAGGCTTAACTAGAAGTGTAACTGGAAGTGCAGATCAATCTCGTGACTTGTATACTATAGACCAGTGGGGACAATATAGAATTAATCAAGTTTCTGTGAAGGCAACTAACACAAACGAATTTGATTCAACAACAACAACAATGGATTCATCATCTGATTCATTTGATAATATTGATAAATATATCATACCACAAAGTGCATATAATACAAGAGTGAATATTCCTCCTCCAAGTCAGATTTTAGTTACTTCTGCTGGTACGAGATTTAGTTCAGATAATGTAGAATTTGATGATAATGTAAGAACTTTTGACACAAACTGATATAGAAGTCTTATAAATAATATAAAGAAATTAAGGGAAAACTAACATGGCATATCAAGCATTAGGATTAGGTACTACCGCAAATGACGGTACTGGTGATTCTTTACGCACTGGTGGTGACAAGGTCAATGATAACTTTGTAGAAGTCTACACTAAACTTGGTGATGGAACTACACTTACTGCTGATACTGTTACTCTCCTTACTGCGTCACAAACACTAACAAACAAAACTTTAACAAGTCCAACCATTACTGGTACTGGAGCAATCGCTGGTGTATTCACTGGTAACGTGACAGGTAATGCAACCACAGCAACTGCTCTTGCAGCTGCAGTGAACATTGCTGGAAAATCATTCGATGGTTCTGCTGCAATCACAATTGCAAGTACGGACTTGAGTGATTCTGCAACTTTGGTAACTGCTGCTAGTACAACAACATTTACAAACAAAACTTTGACTGCACCAATTGTCGGTGGTGATATCACTACTGCATCTGGAAACCTTTCTGTTGATACTGCAACACAGATTGTAGAAATCAAAGGTGACGGTTCATCAGTTGAAGGACAGATTAAACTTAACTGTCATGCAAACTCACACGGACAAACAATTAAACCACAACCCCACAGTGCTGCAGTGACAAACACAAGTCTACTCCCTGCTGGTGCAAGTTCTACATTGGTAAGTAAAGTATCTGCTGATATCCTTACCAACAAAACTCTTGCAGACTTAAAGACAAGTGTACAGACACTTTCTGGTGCTGGTGCAATTGATGTGGTAACTGGTGTAACAGAAGTTACAACAACTGCCGCAGACGCACTCACGCTTGCTGATGGTGTAGTAGGACAAATTAAAATCATTGTGATGAAAGCTGATGGTGGTGATGGTACTATTACTCCAGCTACTTTTGCTGGTGGTACAACTATTACTATGAACGATGTTGGCGACAGTGTTATGCTTACTTACGCAACCACAATCGGTTGGGTACTTATTGCAAACAATGGTTGCACAGTCGCTTAATAGAGGAAAATAATAAATGGCTATTGATACAATTAAATCCACAGCGGTACTTGACGGTGCAATTACTACTGATGATCTAGCAAATGATATTGCAATCAACACTTCTGGAGCAATTACTACTACTGGTGCATTTACTTCAAAAGGGATTGACGATAATGCCGATGCCACAGCACTCACGATTGATAGCTCAGAGAAGATTGGTATTGGAACTGTAACCCCCAGCACAAATCTTGAAATTAAAGCAGACGATAACATAACAACTACATTTCCTGTAAAGATAAGTAA